ATATTTCCTCCAGCAACTATAGTACCTGAAACATCCATCCTTGCACCGCTTATTAAATCTGTGACTGTTAAATCATCCCCTACTGCTAAATCACCAGTAAGAGTTGCATTTACAGAATTAAGTGTACCAGCTATTTCTAAAGTTTTACCACTAGGTATTTTTAAGGTAGTAGTAGATAATTGTATTGCAGTTTCTACACCTTCACCATCTCTTACTGTTTTTAATGAAGATTCAATTCCTTCGTTTTGATCTCCATCAAATACTGTTAAAAGGTCTTTATAGGTATTTGCAACTGGTTTTCCGGATAGTGTTGACATAGGTAAAATTTCTTTATATAAACATTATGAAAAAATTCATTAGCGTGTATTTCTGTTATTTCGTCTTCTAGTACTTCTAGTTTTTCTTCTCTTAAAACCACTGCCAGTAATTCCTTCTTTTTTATCTTGTCTTCTTCGAGCATAACCAAATGCTGAAAAAGGTAAATCTTTAGGTACTTTGCCAAAATAGTTTGGATACCAATGTAAAAATTTTCCTACAAATGGTATATGTTTAGGTGTTCTTAAACCGGACTTTGCTATATCAGCTTCTACTGCACTCCATGTATCTACTAAATTTCTATTTTTATAGTAAGACTTTCCTATTTTATCTATGTCTCTTAGAGGGTCATCTATTATATCTACTGGAGGCATTACTAGTTTTAGAACTGCTTGAGACAAACCATCTTTTCTAAAAGAATAAAAGTGATACCTTGATATACCTATTAATCTTAATAAATTACTCATAACCTTATCGGATAGATCAGAATCACGACTAGCCATTAAATCTTTTATTTCATCAGCAGTTGCTTCAGCTAACATTAAAATAATACCTAATGTCGCTAATTTTTGTGCTTTACTGTATCTAACAAGTTTTGCCCTTGCAGTATTTCCAGTAGCCTCATAACTATCTGCTACTTGATCCAACACTCGCATTTCATCTTTAAATACATCAAATCTTTTTAATTGATATGTTTTAAGCATATAAAATATTCTACCATTTGCTGAGTTAAGATATTTAACTGGCATTTGAGATTTTGCTACTGGCTGAACATTTAATAACTCACTATATGCAAGTAACCTTATATTTTCAGACTTTACACCGTTTTTAAGGTCATTTAATACATCCTGAACCTCCATAGATTCACCAAATGTTTCTTCTAATCTGACCATAAATTCTCTGTATTCCCTACTGCCCTCTTTACCTGAACGAGCTATCTTTCTGTATTTATCCATTACACTATTAACAGTAGTTTCTTTTCCTAGCCTATCTAGTGCTTTTATACCACTGATAGTAAATACAATATCTAACGCCCTTTGTAATGCACCTTCGTTTCTAAACTCTTCACCAATACCTTCTATTCCTATTTCTTCTAAAGTGACCCAATTACTGTCTAATCTTTTTGCTTGAGTTAAACCTTTTAAAAAGTTTTTCATTGTTCTAAAACCACCAGCTCTAGCAGTTGATATACCTAAGTCACCTAACTGTGTAATTGCTGAGAAAAAACTACCCATTGTATCAATATAACTAAGTGACTTGTAGCCTTTTAAGAATGGATTCATTGCATCTCTATTAAAGTATGCTTGTAGCAATGTTTGTAAACGCTCTTCTTGTCTACCATCAAGGTTGTATTTCGTTTTAGCCGTTAACACAAAACCCGGTATCATATCATCTAAAGCAAGTATTGGCATACCGGCTAGACTTTGTTCAACCATTCTTAACTTATCTAATTCTTTGTATGCAAAATCTCTACTATATCCTTCTTCGTTTGTATATTTACCTATCTTGTTATCTTTTACATAATATCTGTTTTTCTTTTTATGTACTGTATATCGCTTACTTGAACCCATTAAGAATTGTTTAGCCATAGCTATTTCACTTACATATCCAGCATATTGCACTAATGCTTGTTGAGGAGGTGCGTAAAACTTTAACATTTCTGGGTCAAGTTTTTCTATTTTACGCTTTTTAAAATTTCCAATACTTTGAGGGGTTTGATATTGACCATACAGTACCGCATTGGCTATATGTGCTTTTTCTTCAAAAGTTAATTTAGCTTTACGAGATATTTCAGCTTCCTTTATAGCTTCGCTAATTTGTACCCACCTTGATGTACCGCCATACTTACCTTGTAAATACTCTAGTAAACCAGCATGATCCATAACTAATCTTGGAAAATAATTTTCTAAGTACCCTAAATCATACCCCACTGACTTTGCTACTTTATATAACTGTTCTAATGCTTTTCTACTCTGATGAAATTCAGTAATCATGTCATATTTTTTAAACAATGGTATTGCTTTATAAAAATCACCATTATTTAATGCCATAACAATAGTCATGTAGTCTTGCCTTACTTGAGCATCTTTATTTGCCTTTTTATACAAACCATCCAGTTTACTAGCAAATGGCTTTACTTTTTCTTCAAATCTCCTTATAAACTGTACTGTATTAAATTCAAATTCTTTGAATTGTCTGGGTAGGTCTTTATGTATTCTGCGTATTTGACTACTAAAAGTTGCTACGACATCACGAAATTGTTGTGGTCTATACTCTCTATTACTCCACCATGATTTAAAACGATCAATAATAGAACGATGATCATTGTAAAATTCACCAACATTATCATAGCTAACTTCGTTATCATAAGCATTATTTTCGTTTTTACGCATAGTTTTTCCTATTTGATAGGAATCATTAAGCATTGCAAAAAAACTGTCTGTTTCAACGCTATTTTTGTAACTTAAATTTTTATCAGCTCCAGTCTGTAAGTCCGCTAAATATTTATCTAATTTAATTCTCATTTTAGCTCTACCAGTAGGTAGGGTAGGGTCTTCTCCAAACTCTCTAGCTAAGTCACTATTTATTTGTTCCATGATAACATCTTGACGATTCATTTGCATCAATTCTTCTTCATCATATAGCAATGATTGTATCTCACCATCTTTTATCATTTTGTTATACATTGCTGAATCACCTACTACTTTTTTTCTTTCAGCTTTATTATTAATAGTAGCTAAGTCATCTAAATACCTTTGCCTACCTTCTTTTTGCCTTTGTTGTGTAGTCGTAAAATTTTCTCTTAATACATACCTTACCTTCCCACCGTCCATAACTTGTTTACCGGTATTTATATCTGTAAACGAATAAGCAATTTTACCATTCATCTCCCTCATGCTATCTATTTTTGCTCTACCGTTAGGATTCTTTTTAGTAACATTAGCAATACCTTCTATTACCATACCCATAGGTAATACTTGCTCTTTTATATTATCTGCCGTTATAAGGTCTTCTGACTCTTGTTTTTCTACCGGCTCTGTTTGAGTTTTAGGTTTTTGTTGTTGTGGTTTTGCCTTTGGCTGGTCTTCTAATGTAAGTTGCTCTGTATCTGGTGTTTGTTGCTCAGTTACTGGCAACAGTTTTCGTTCTTGCTCTTGTTGAACTACTGGCTTTTCTTCTTTTACTTTTGTTTTTTTCGGTTGCTTTTTACCAACTTTCTTTCTGTATTTTTCTCTTGATTTTTTAGCATCCTCTTTTGTCCATTTTTTTCCTTTATCAAGTGCTTTTTTACGCTCTTTACTTACAAAAGATTCTAATGTTTCTGTTTGTTCAGCCTCGACCTTTTCCTCTTGACCAACCATAACACCAAGTTCACCAACTTGTGATTTACCTTCTGTTTTAAATTCTCTTACTTGGTTAAGTAAATTAGTATTGCCAGTAGTAAATAGATCAAAAATGCCTAATGCAATACCATCTGGAAGTATATCAGACTCAGACATTTGTGAGCCAAAACCCATGTTATTAGCAACAAATGATTTAGATAAAAGTTCTACCCCTTTAAATTTGCTATTAGGAAATTGTTCTTCATGTCTTCTAATCCATGTATCTATTCTTTCTTTTAATTGTGGGTCTTTTGAGCCAAGCACTTTATAAATTGACTCTACCATTTCTTCAATAATAATGCTTTCGTCTTTTGTACTATCAATTATTATATCAACTGAACCATCAGCATTCATTTTACTTTGGCCGGGAATAGCTACATTTTTAAAAATAGTTTCGCCTTCTATATAGCCATCATCTTCTGGTGTTAGTTCCGTTAGTTCACTAAAATCTGTATATCCAGACTTTTCTAAATCTTTTTTATTAACATTATCTACAACAAACCCATCAACAAATTTTACATTTATATCATCGAACAATGTTCCAAATATCGATGCCTTTTGTTGCGTTTCAGTTGTATAGTCTTCATTTGCTTTTTCTCTTGCTTCTTGTCTAGTGTAATAAATTTCTTGTTGCTCTTCAATAATAGCATTTACTTCTTCTGGTGTAGGCTTTCTACTTGCTAATGAACCACCTACTTGAAATACTGTACCAAACAATGTGCCTAATGCAAATTCTTCTTTTTGTTTTGGAGTAGCTAAAGACAATGCTTCAATTAGTTCCGGTTCAGCTTCACCAGTTACTGCACTTTTACCAAGCTCATTAAAATAACCCTGAATGACTTCTTCGTAGCCTTCGACTCCAGCACCTACTCCTACTCTACCTACATTAGCAATAGTCTTTGCAATTCTTCCTCTAAATGGTTTAGGTACTTTAGCAAATGCTAAAGTAAGCTCTCCAGCATCTAATATAGATAATACCATGTTCTTTTTAAATACATCTGACGCACCCACACCAGATTCTTCATGCGTATAACCACTGTCTCTTAACTCGTTATATGTACCTATAGCTTCTGTAGCTGACTCAAATGGTCGCATTAATAATGCAGTTGCAACCGCTGATTTTATAAAACCTAATCCAGCTAATTGTGCCCCTCCCATAACTGCTAAAGAACTAGCTACAAACGAACCAGTAATGGGTATACCTTGTATAAACTTTGATTGATAAAAATCTGGATTAGTAAAATCACTCCATTCAAATTGCTTTCCTAGTTCTGGCACAAAGTTTTGTTCCATAATGTCTCTAGCATTTTTACGCATTTGAGTACCGTATTCGCCATAATCAAGTATACCTTCAGCGTCTAAAAATTGTAATCCGCCTCCAGCTAAATCTTTTGCTTGAGCTACACCAGACCTCCACGATTTTTCTATTAGTTCTGGATCATATGCTTCTTTTGTTTTATCCCACCAACTCGGGTCTAATGTGTCTACATCGATTTCTGGCTCTACAGACTCAGTATCTTGGCTCTTTGTAAATCTTTCGTTTAAATCTTCTACTATTTCATTTAAAGAATGATAGCCATCTTTCGCCATTTTTTTTATTTGGCTAACATACTCTGGAAACTGCTCTATAAGACCGGGTACTTCAGGTTCTACTTCTTGATGATTCTTTACTCTTTTTACTGCATTTTTAAGATTTGTTAGTTCGTCAAACTTTTTTTTATTTATATTAATTTGTTTTGCGTAGTTTTGTACAACTTCATTATCTATTGGTAAACCCGACCACCCACTAGCAAATTCCAAACTATCACCACCGCTTCTATTCCACCTATCTGCAACTATTGTATTAAGAGCCTTTTCACCTGATTCAGCGTCTGGAAACATAGCGGTATGATATGTTTTTCCTTCATGGTCTGTAAAAGGTTCTCCCGGGGTAGCACCAAACTCTTCACCAAGATATTTGGTATATATCATTGCTCCGGGATTTGCGTGTCTATCACTACGACCACCAGTACCCCAGCCTTCAAACTGCTTTATAGCGTCAGTTAGAAATGAAAACTCTTCTGGATTCATTACTTAGGAAAGTATGGGTTAGCGTAACCGTCATCTGGTATTTTTGGTAATTTTTCTTTTGCATATCGATGTAAGAATCGTGCATCTTTTGCTAAATCACCTAAATAACCTCGCAATGCTCTTTTTTTGGTATCAAGAAATTGCCTTTGTACAATTCTATCATGTGGAGTAGACCCAGTAGCCTCATTAACACCACCAGCATAATAACCAGTTCCTAAATTTGGGTCACCATATTTTTTTCTATGTTCTATTAATCGCTGAACACTTTTTTGATTTTCTAGTGTAGGTGTGCCACTTTTAAAATTAGCAGTTAATGCACTATCGCTTATCTCTTGTAATCCGGTTGGCATTCCGGTCATACTTCCTACAGTTATTCCACCACTTGTATTTGGAGTTATAGATACACCCATATTTGGCTCAACTACTTTAAACTCGCCAGTGTTAGGGTTAAATGATTTTTTAAATTGTCCAGCTCTTTTAGACATCTCTACTCTTTTAGCAAAACCAAAAGGACTTATTTCATCTACACCTCTTAATGTCGAATCAAAATTTGTAGATTGTTGAAATCTGCCTAAATCATATTTTTGGTAATTTAACTTATCATCTATAGAACTAAATTCATTTATTCCCTCATCTCTTAATCTTCGTAAATCATCTTGTTGCTCTTTGCTCATTTCAGAAAAACCGGGAATATTCTCTATAGCATCTGTAGTTGTTCCAGTTAATTGCATCCCTACTTGTCTTGGTAAACCAGCTAAAGTTGGTGTTTCTGGTAGTGAACTCATTGCATTAAACTGATCCATTACCATGCGTCCCTCTGGAGTATCTCTTAACGCTACCCCTTCACTAACTCTATTACCGGTTCTTAAATCATAATACTGGTCAGTCCCTTTAATTTTGGCATAATTAGTACCAATCATATCGTTTTTATCAAGGGTCATTCCAGCAGTACGAACTTCTGGCTTTATGTTTGGAGATACTTCTAGTTTTTTCTCTTCTTGTTCAGTTTCTTTTTTAATAGCATCATCCGCTTCAGTTGTTAAGTCGTCAGCAGTTTTACCATTTACGGTTAAATCACCATTTTTATTTTGTTTTATAATAGTATCTTGTTTCCCAGTATCTTTTTTCTTGTAAGATGATGTATTAGTAAAAAGGTTATCATAACCACCTATGCCTAACGCATACCTATTAGCACCTTCTTCTCTTTGCTTGTTTTCTTCAGCTAGTTGATCGTATGCAGTTTTTGATATTTTTTGTTCACCTTTTCCATCTGCATTATCAATATAATATTCATCACCATCTTGCCTGATGATATGTTTAGGGTATTTAGCAATGTAATCAGTGTATTTAGACATCATATTTACTTTAGATTGATACTGGTCTAATATTCTTTTTGCTTTAGATGTTTCTGTAATACCTTCTCTATAATCTTGCAAACTTCGAGCTTCTAATAAACCGCCATACGCTTTTCTAAATTCATCACCCCTAGCCATTATTCACCTCCAAATCTTTTTTTAAATAAATCTTTATTATTTTTATAAAAATTTGCACTACCCATAACATCTGCGTAGTCTGTAAGACCGCCTATCATTGCGTCCCTAGCTTCGCCATAAGCCTGATATTTTCTGTCCATAAGGCTTCTACTTAGATTAGCGTCATATTGCGTAGCCATATCTCCATATTGCATTTTAGACATTTCATTGTCTACAGAAAGTCTTAATGCTCTATCTGAGGCATCTCTAGCCATTTGAGCATCCATGTCTGAACCTACTTGGGTAGCTACTACACTATTTTCTAAGCCTTGCCTAGTAAGATTCCCCATCATATTTGCCCTACTAGTATTTGCTATATTGAAAGAAGGTCTATTTGCTAGTGCCAATAGTTTACTTTGCTGGTCTGGAGGTATCGCCCCTTCTTTTGCAAGTTTCTTTAAATAATCTAACCTTGCTTGTTCTGCTGGGGTTTTTTGTGACATTTTTTTCGATTCTGCCCATTTAAAACCGCCTTGTACTACATCACCTAACGCTTTTCCACCGTAGGCTAATGTCATCATTGTCAATGGATCAGCCATTATATTTTACTCCCTATAAATTTATATACTTGATTATCATTGTCTTTAAAGTAGATACGAGCCTCATCATTTGAAGGAACTCCGGGACTCTCCATATCTTTCCTTACACTAACAAAAACAAATTGACCAACAGATAGGTCATTTACATTAGGCACTTTATTAGTAACCCTTACATTATCTTGCTTTGTTCTTACTTTTTGTTCTACAAAATTAATTTTAGGCATCTGTTTCTATCTCCATTCTATTTATGCTAACATCATTTACTGATGAAGGTGTTGAGGTTTTTATCATTATTTGATTGCATCTTATTGGTACTTTTATTTCTGCTTGTTTTTTAGCTGATGTAAAAGTTGTATTATTAGTAAATACAGATGTAGACGCATCACCATCTTTATAAAATTGCACTGTCACAGTGTCACCACTATTGTAGCTCATACTAAATCTTCTTAATTGCACATTATGAGCGTTTGATAGACTAGAAAAATTTATCCAGCCAGTTGTTCTGGTAGTTTGTAATGTTTCTGAGGATGAGCTACTATCTAGCTTTACAATGCTAGTTTCTGAATTACCAGAATTGCTAACATAGCAAAGTACATTTTCATCTTTATCAATGAATGTAAATTTTCCAGTATTTGTACCAGTAAAACTATTATTGAATTTTGACCATGTTCTTGTATCTAAACTATATTCCCAGATACCGCTATTTGCAACTGCCCCACCAACTAAAGCAAATACACAAGACAATGTATTTCTTTTAGAATTATATGTAAAAGTTGTAGCTTTTTTTTGATCTTCTGTAAATCCTTGCCATATATCTTTAATTGCCTCACCTATTGGCATTAAATCCCAATTACCAGTTAATTCATATATATTATTTTCACTAGCAAAAAAAATACTGGTTTTAGTTCTAACTACGGAATAAGGTGCTATACATCCTATGTTTTCCTCAGATTCTACCAAAGACCACATTTTAGGGTCGTTTGAAGGTATATATAACTGATATAAACCGTTTTCCATTAATACGGCTAAACTATCACCTATTTTTTTTAAAGATAAAATACCGCCACCTTGCTTATCTTTTATCTGTATGTAATTTGATATAGGATGTATATCTGGTTGATTTAAATCGCTATATACTAAGAAATCTGGATGAGATTCTGATTCTGTTTCTGGGTCTAAAATAACATTGCCATAAAATCTTCTTGCCCCTACATCTTCAGCAACCACATGCCTTAATGATAATTTAGTTTCATTTATTGGATGTGGGGATTGGTCGATAGCTCCATTGTCAATAAAAGTTATATCAACAGAACCGTTATTACTGTTATAGTCATGATATACATTTGAAAATATTATGTCAATAGTTTCTGTTGCATTACTTGTTCCAGCGTCTACACTAAGAGATATTGCATTAGAATCACTATCTTTTATTAAATTTAACGATCCATCAGATTGCTTTACTAAGTATCCATCATACTCTGCGTATTGAGTAAACGCATTTAATTTAAAAAGTACTCTTTTACCGCTATAGCCTCCTGATTTTGAACCACCAAAACCAGCCGGTGAGCCAGTAAAAAAGAATTGAAGATTAGGTGTTTGTTCGCCTTGATTTCTTCCGTCATAATATACATTCCAATTTTTTCCAATAATGTCAAAATTATGTGAGGTTGTTTTTATGAATTGCTTATTTGAATTATTAGAATCTGTCCCAACAAATACCCCACTACTACCAGCAGAACCTGAAATTGCAGAAATAGCTAATGTAGTTATGGTATTACCATCTTCATCATAAACATATATAACTGGAGCAAAAGTAGGGTTATTAGCTACGCTATTATTTATAGCAGTATTAAATGCCGTAGTATCTGTTATGTCATTATTTATTAAATAAAATCTTCTATAGGCTGGTGTAACACTAGTTACTTGTTGTTGATTTAATGTGCTTTGTTTTGTATTTAAAGTAGATGAAGCTACTTTGTAAAAACTTTTAGCCGTTGTTGTATTAGCCGTTATTGCTCTATATATATTAACACCAGTCATTCTTTTATTCATATCTGAAGTATTAATATTTAATTTGAATTTTATACTTTTATTAGTACCAATATTGTTTATAAATACATCTTTTTTATTATCTTGAAACTTATATTCTTGATTTCCATCAAATACTGGTACTGCTTTATAGTAATGATAATTTGTGTCACTTAAACTTTCATTATTGTCATCAATTTTTGATATTGAATAATTCCATGTAGACGGATAACTAGGTTCTTGTTTATCTATTAAAACATAATCATCATCTGTATTAGAACTTGAATAAGGGTCAAATTGACCATTAAAAAACTTTCTATCTTTTAAAAATTGTATTATTTGGGAATCTTCATTTAAACCCATAGCAATACGAACTTCTTGACCGACTTGCTCTATCCTAACATTGTCTGGTTGCGTACCGGTAAACGTTTTTAATAGAAGTATGTTTGTATAATTATAATCTGCAAACCATATTTTCTTTGCAGTTTTTTCATAAAAAATCCACCCATAGCCATTTGTTAGTTTTGGGTGTGTCCATTGTATAATTCTATCAATAACAAAAGGATTGCCACTATTTAAAATACTTAATGATTGTACAACTGAATGCCCTTTTTGTTTTACTAACTTACCGCTTACATCAGTTCTGAGGTTAAGCATATTAATACAAGCGTCATTAGATATATCCTCCGGGTCTGCATTCGTAATAACACCTCCATCAAATTTTCCTATAGGTAAGATCATTAATACAATGTACCCCCAGATAAATCAGTAACTGTCATAGTCATGTTACTAGCACCTTTACCAATATGTATTTCTCTAGCTTTTTCTCTATTAGCGTAGTATCTATTTAAAAATGATACAGACTTTTTCTCGTCACCTATATCTTCTGCCATCATACCTTTTGCAAAGTCAACTAGATAGTCATGGTATATACTATCAATAATTGGTGTTTGCCCAGCTTCAGAAAAATTATATGCCACTCCCACAACTTTAGCTTTACCACCTAAACCATATGCGTCCCAACTATTAAATAAAGTATCAAAAGAACCCAATGTTGCAGACCACATACCAACCTTATCATCATTAGTAAAAATGTCTTCATTTTGTTGAAATGTCCCAGACACATTGGATAATACCAATGTTCCAGTATCTTCATCAGAATCATCAAACTCCACAGTAGCAGTAGCGTTAGAAACCTTACCTTTTATTTGTGTACCAGCTCTAAACATTCCTGATGTCAATGTATTGTATCCTAATTTTTTATAAGCAGTAGTGCTTTCTTCAATATTGTGCGGTATAGCCGTATATCTAAAATGTATTTTGCCATCTGCTTGTGGTTTAGGATATAATGCGACCTTATTGTTTTCAATAAAGTAATGTGACGGCTTACCTTGTAGTAAAGAATTAGATGCGTTTCTTCTTGGGTATTGACCATTAAACTGATCAAGAACTAATCCGTCATATTCTACATTGCCTTTTAATTCAATAAAATCATTAGGTAGCTCGTTTTTTACTACTCCAGACTCAGCGTATATAACTCTTTCTCTTTCATAACATTTAGTAAAAATAGAAAAATCTCTTTCAGCTTCTACTAAAAATTTCTTTGCTTTTTTCTTGTGTATCATATCGCTACCAAATGGTAGGATAGCTCTGTCAACTAATTCACTCCACTTCATGATATATATGCCGTTATTATGTCCATGCCATTTGAATAGGCTAAATTTGCTCGTTCCATTCTATTATCAGATTTCCAACAGATATATTCTGCAAAGTCAACAATCGCATAGTGTAAAGCACTATTTAATTCATGCGTGGTATCACTGGCAACAATTACTGTTGGTTCTTTTAAAAAGAATACTGTTATGTCCGCAGTAGGGGTCGGGTCTAAAAATATTTTTGTTCCTAACCTATGGTAATACCCTAGCTTGTCAGTAACACTTGGAGATAAAAAACTATTTGTAATTTTTTCAAGGTCGTTAACATTTATCTCATGCCAAACAATATCATTGTTCCCTTGCACAATTCTAAGAATTGCATTCCTAAATGGCTTTGCTGATAACTTTGGTATTGTACTTGCTGATTCAAAAATAAAATTATTTATAAATGAACCAGTAGCATCCATATTTACAATTTGATCTTCTGTTAGCTCTGTTAGAAGATTAGGAGGAACGATACTACATACACGAGATAATCCGTCATTTAATGCTTTGAGCATATCCGCACTAGAAAAAATATCTTGATTTGGGTCTTCTAGTCTAAATTTTAACTCAGCAATCATCTCATTAGGAGATAGTCCTATTGTATTTGTGCTTGATTCGTCAGCCATTTACTTTTTCTTTTTCTTTTTAGGAAACCCAGCTTTCATATTCGCATAAGCCTCTGGACTAATTGTTGATTTACTTTTACTACGACTAGTTCCAGCTTTTTTCCTAGCATTTATATTAGCGTATAAACCTTTTTTCTTTTTCTTTTTACTAGGTCTGCCACGCTTACTTCCATATGTACCCATACCTCTCGGCATAATTAACTTCCTTTCTTCCACTTCATAGAACTTGATTTGGTTTTAGAAGGTGACCACTTAGTACGATTTGCCCAGTAAGCTCCTGAAAAAAAGTTTTTAATGTTTTTACGGTGTCTACTTGCAAACGCTTTTCGTTGTCCTTCTGTTTGGTTTGTTTTAACCCCAGCTTGACCAAATTTGATAGTTTTGATCTTCCCATTCTTCTTGGCAACCACTATATGTGACTTCCCACCGGGGTCGTTCTTGAGCCGTTTGGGTTTGTTGTAACCCATTACCCCAGCTCGTTTTAATCTTGAATCTTTTTTTTTCATACATTTTTAATATACCCCCGAGCAGAAAATCGGGGGTAATTATTTACAACTATTCTAGTGAATAACTATTTTACCAGCACCAATGCATGTGCCGATTGCATCAGCACCATTAGAACCAGATAATGATGCGGATGTTAAAACACCAGCATTGCTTATAGCGGTAACTACTTGTCCAGCAGTTCCACCACTAACTGCACTAGCTTCACCTCTAACTATAACCCATCCATACTTACCGTCTTCAATAGCTCCTTCTGCAATACCGTATTTACCCGGCATTGATGTAGTAGCGACTGCATGTACTTTACATACATACTCAGCTCCATCAGAACTCAATGCTATTGCGACTGGGTATCCAGCAGTAACTGCACCACTGGCTTTTGCCCAGACTTTTTGCTTTGCTTTAGGGTCACCAGCAGATTTACCAAAAGGCATACTCATATCAGTAACTCCTAATAAGATTGAGCTAAGTCTGTAATTAGACCTAGCCTTGAAGGGTTAGAGCAAGTCAAAGCTCCTAACCAAAGCATCTTAGCGATTCTAGCATCTTGGTTAACTGGCTTTTGAAAACCTTCAAACGAAAAGTTTCTTTTTCTGTGATGACGAAAACCTATGTAATTCTCATTCAAGAAATACATATGTCCCGGAGGACAATGCTCGTCTACAAAAATAGATACTCCACGATATTTCAGTTCTAAAAATCCAGATTCTCCAACAGATGCCTGAGAACCATTATACCTAACTTGGTCAGAAAGAGCTTCTTCAAGGGCATCAAAAATAATCTGAGTTGTTACTATCATTGTTGGCGAATCAGACCCTTTAGTTAAAGTACCAAAGGCTTGTCTAATTTCACTCTCAATCACATTAACAGTCTCAGCATAAGTAGCTACAGAACTAGAAACCCCAGCATTACTACCAGCGTCTCTAATGTAACCACCATCCCACCAAGAGTAATTATTACTATTAATTCCACCAAGTGTTCTGTCAGCTTTGATTATATGTTGAAGACCCACGAATTTCCCATCAGAACCGTCTCCAGTGCCGTACAAAGTTTCACCATAAAGTTCTTTCATAGCTACTTCCATGTTCTTTACTTTGGCTTCTAATAGGTCAATTACACGCTCTTTACCATCGTTCAAGGCTTCTTCTTTACCACTAATTGTAATTGTTCCAAAGGCTTGTACCCAGTCATACTGTGCATCAGTAAAGACTTCACTTGGAGATGTATCTAATACATCATATCCAGAGTAAAAACCTTTAGCAGTTTGCCTAGCATATTCAACTGGTTGCAATACTTTGTTACCACTTGCAGTTGGCTTAGAAGCACCTAGAAGTCTCATAGTCAATACATTAGATTTCTTAATGTTATCAACTAAGTTCGGTATATATTGATCTCTAGTTAGGGCAGATAAATTGTCAAAATTTAAACTCATTTATCTTTTCCTTACTTAAATATATTATACTTATCAAAAGCTATTTCCCTTGCCTCATCATAATTACCAGCTTTTTTTACCTTCACTTCGTGGTCACCACGAGCTTTACCGTCTGATTCTGGTATAGATTTAAGTTCTTTAGCTTTTGCTTCTGATTGAATTGCCTTTAATACTGAACTGTCCGAAGACCCAGAGTTCGATGCCAAAGTAAATGCATCCTCTAAGCTAGGAATGTTACGCTCTAAAGCAGTGTTAATAACTTCTGCCACTGCGTCAGGACGTTCACCAAGTTCGGGGTGATTATGGATTAGCTGGGCGATTTCAGCGTCCACCGCCTTCTGCACTTCCATTTGAGCTATGCGATCCTCTAGTTGAGTAACACGATCATCCGATTTAGTGTTTACCTCTTCTGGTTCTGGTTCATTACTAGTAGACACTTCAATAGTTTCATTTAGCGATTTTAATAAAGGATGGTCATCCCCAAGCACATCTTTAAGAGTATTCATCGTATCTTCATCATTTACAACGGCATTTATGTCATCAATCTTAGCTTTGAGTGCTTTCCGTTCATCTGACAAAATTTGTGCTTTTTGTGTATTCGATGTTTGCCATTCTTTTTTATTTCGATTATCTTCCAGAGCTTCCCTTAATTGATCGACACTATAAACTTCATCGTCAAGATGTAATTCATCCAACTGGATAAACTCTTCGTTTTCTTCTATTGAAGGTTCTAATTCAGAACTCTCTGGTTGCTCCTCGGAGGGAGACGCAGATTGTTCCTCGGTTGTTGACTCACCGACAGTTTCCGTTACAGTATCAGAAGTTTCATCCGTTGTAAACAACGCATCAGCCACTTCGCCCGGTACTTCTACACCGTAAGTTCCACCTATTACATTTTCTGAAGACATATATACTCCATTTTATTATTAAAATTTCTTATCGTTCCCATTACCAAAAAATTCAATTAACCAGTTACCTCTGGAGGTAAGTTTGCCATTTGGTCTGGATTGTCTCGTAAATTCTTATAAACATCATCTTCTGTATTGCCATATTGACCCAAAGGATTTTCAGCGTTCTTTGCTTCTTCTTTCTGTTGACGCATCAATGCTATTAATCTTTCCTTTGCCGGTAGATTCATATGTTCAACAATATATTCTGGGTCAGTAACAATACCTAATTGTGCTAACTGCATGATCTTGTTTTCAACAAACTGTTTATTTTCTGGCATCATAGAACCAGCTCTACATCTAACATGCATATCAAAATCAGCAAACATAATACCCATAACAGAACGCACTTCTTGATTACCTTCCGGGTCGTAGTAAGGAACATTTAATACTGTCGTCCCAAGATTTTTAAACATAGCCATCCACATTGTACCCAGACATTGTATAGCTTTTTCTACTGCCCTTGATTTATAATCTATCTTAGTTGTACTTGCTTGGCGATAAATTTGAGCCTGAACACCAGATGTTACATTACTTGAGTCTTTACCTTGCGTAGCTTTATTAACACCGCTAATCGTCTCAAATACATTCTCTAATTGTTGGTAAAAGTTGAACACATAATTAGGCATAGATGCTGGTTGTTGCATCGATACTTGCCCAGCTCCCCTTTTTCGTATGATTTGACCCGGTTTATTTGTTATTTGGTCTTGTACATCTGTATTTTGATCAACAATCCACATTGGATTAGCGGTCATATGAATATTATCCATTGTTTGACTAATAACCCTATCCATAGCAAGATTAATGGATTTTAGTCTTCTAGGTTCTGGCTTACCCCAAAAAGAGTGAGCAGAGCCTCCATTTTTAATATTTACGAATGGAAATGGGTGGCCGATATGATTCTTTTTATTAAAGAATGGATATTTACTTTGCCCTTCGTATAACAAAACATTATTTGCAACGGCACACATTTTAATTTGTCCCGGTATGTAGTTGTCATCATCTTCTTTATAGTGACCCCTACTATATACTTCTATTAATAATGCTCTTTCTTCCAAATCTTTCATTGCGTGAGACTTGTCTTTAAAATAGTTTGTCTCTTTTTTCTGCGTATCTGTTACTTGCACATAGCTATCACCAGTATTACTTTGATTCATCTTCAATGCTTCGTGCTTAGATAAATTGCTTTCAGACTGTACATACTTACCATTTTCGTACATCTCTTTTAATCTCCAAATTGGAGTAGGTGTAGCAATTAAACACCAGTCAGCATTTTCTAGTTTGGTAGCAGAAGGGTTTGTATAGAAGTTAAAAGGGTCAACAACATCACAATCCGGTAGATCATCGTCTGGATTCCAATGTACCTTTAATATTCCGTTTCCATATATTAAATAATCAAGCAACCATTCAGATACTAGGTTCTGCATATCTCTAATCATCCAGAACTCATCCATTACGGCTTGTGCCGTATCTGCATAATTCTGTGATTTCTGGTCGTTACCAATAGCGATAACATCAATTCTAGGCGGTCTAGAGGATAAAACTGGTATCATTGTGTCAATAGCGGATGCAATAAACTCTAATGTTATTTGGTTTTTAAATTCAGGCATATTCATGCCCTCCCAATGGTGACCCATATATAGAGCTTCAGACTCTCGCCATATTTTTTCAGTGGATTCCCTAGCCTTTTTTGCTACTTGAAACATATCGTTTACTTTATCGATAGTTTCTTGCTCTTTTTCGCTAGGCTTATATTCTTTTTCCATGTGAAATATTCCTCATTTCCCTATTAATAAAATGCGAGTGATCTATGTCTTGCTCCTCAATCTTAATATTTAAAGTAAAATCAGTAGATTTTCTTAATATTTTAATTTTATCTTTTAGTTTTTTTTTAATCATGCTTTTGCACAGTCAATCTCAAAATCTTTATCAATATTTTTAGCAACAGAAATATCCACCACCTTTTCAATCGCTTTCGCAAAGTCGTATTTCTCGCTTTTATTGGTAGGTATTTCCATAAGGTCTTCCGCATCTATTTCCTTTTCTACCCATTTTTTATTTTTTATGTCATATATTTCTACAATCAATTTCGTACCCCAGTATAATCGTCATCCATTGCCTTTAACTTGTCTAATTCTTTTTGTAGCCAAGGCTTTGGTTTTTCAGGCTCATTTGGACTTCCAAGATGCATAAGACCATAGCGTAAAGCGTCAACTGCGTGGTCTTCGCCTTTTGTATCTAAGTCTTCAGGTCTAGTTTTGCTATATGTCTGCATAGGAAATGTTTTTATTAAGTACTTGCATTGTGGGAATATTTTAAGCATGGACTCTTTACCTTCCTTTTCATTCCAATCAATATATTCCCTAACAACATTCCACCCAGAAGCACGATCATTATTTGCTCTTTGGCAAGGTATGCCATTAAATAACATAATATCAGCGATAGACATATGAGACGGCATTACACCATCAGAACGATTTGTGTTTTGTGGGTTACGAATCCACATAGAAGGGTCACATATAGTACCCATATACTCTTCGTCACCACTTAATTCATTTATTTTAGATATATGTCTACTTAATTCTTGTTCTTTTTCAGCGTGTTCTCTGTATACAAAAACATTGCGGTCATTATCTACGGCTACCCATAAACAAACAAAATAGTTTCTATATCCGTAGTCAATCATTCTGTATTTATACCACGAATCTGGTATCTCAAACGGCTCTACTACATGATGAGCTTGTCGAAATTTTGTAAAGAATTGCCCCTCATATACATCCCAATCCCCTTCATACCACATTTTACGCATTTCTTCCGGTAGTGATTTAAGGTAGTTGACATAATCCGGGTCTGTTTCTACTAATGTAGGGTTATCTTCAATTTTACTTGGTATAAATATCTTTGTTCTGCCAGAATCTTTATCTGTTACAATTTGGTTTCTACCACCCTCAATAAATCTTTCTTTAACCCACGCATGACCTATGTTACCCGGATTGGTAGTAAGAAAGATTCTAGGCTTTAGACTTTTACTTGAACTTCTACATGAACTAATTAACCTTAAATAGTCCATTTCAGTAGGGATAAGAGTAAGCTCTTCTATCAATATAGAACTGTATTCGTGTCCAAGATACTTTGTGTAAGCCTGATCTTCTGATAAGTGACCAGTTCTAAACTTTGCACCAGAGGGAAATCTAAATTCAGCCGGGTTACCGGTTACTTGCACTCCCATAGTACGATAAAAATATCTAGCTCTATCAATCCAGTCTCTAAGGTCATCATAATTTCTACGAACAACTAATGCTCTATAATTTGGATTTGTTATATACTCTGGATGTACCAACCATGCCATACCAGCCATAGTTTTACCACCACCCCTTGCACCTCCAAATAATATTTCAAACGCATCAACTTGTAAGGCAAAAGTCTGCTGACCGGGGTGTGGTTGCCATATTACATTTTGACTCATTTGCGTTTCTTTTTAAATCCGGTTAGTGGGTTAAGAGATAATTCTTCATACCAGCTCATAACTTTTTCTATTTCTTCTTGGTGTTTAGCTTCTAAAGCGTTTACTCTGTCTTGCAATTCTGCTACATTCCGCTCCAAGAGTTCAATTTTGTGTGCAGTATTATAGTATAGACCGCACAACGAGCCGATAAGTATAATGCCGTTAATTGCATAGCGAATGTTGAGCCTAATAATATAATTATCATCAAGTCGATCCATCTTAATCGATTTCGCATCTGCCTCCAAGCCTAAGCCTCGGCTGGTTTATTTTTAATTTTTTCTATTTTAGGAGTGGTCTGGGACTCTTTTGTAATGCTTTTTTCGGGTAAGACTATGACCCCCGGAGTTATATCACCTTCTATCTTAAGTTCAGATGCCTTTAGACTTGGAGCGATCCGGTCAATAAGAATGTTAATAGCTTTTACATGGTTTGGATGCTTTTCATCCATAGCTATATTAAATAGTTTTTGTAAAAGGTCTGGGGTCTTAGGGTGATTGCGTATCCATTCTCCCCAGTGGGTTGCGTTCTTTTTTATAGGAGGCTTCTTAGACATTTGCGACCAACTTTACTATTATGTATATAGTTAATAAAATACTGATATATACTCCTATTGCTACTAATTCATGTTTTTTCATTGTGATAAATTGTGATAAAAGTTAAGCAAAATATCTGGATGAAAAAATTAATACTATACCATGACTACGATGACCGGTACAATTACGACTATGGGGAGGGGGGGTCGCTATATATATAAATGTTTGCGTTATGTCCTTTATATGTCAGCTTTCCTTATTTTCCCCTCGGTGCATTGAGGGTCTAAAACCCTCAGCATGGTCAGAGCCTGAGAAGATGCAACAAGTCTTAAAATATTTGGGACTTAATGCGGACTAAAATTGTACTCTTTGCCGTTCACATTTACACAAATTAACACGCTAAAATAAATTATTTCTCGTCAATCTTTTAACTTATTTTCATTGTAGAACTTGACACAAATGTCACAAAGTGGTAATTTGTGGCATATTGTTTTTTGAAAATTTAAATTGTTCGCTTCGCTTGGCTGAACGGTAACCACTCCGAGCCTTAGAGGCTACACGATGAAGAATAGAACAATTAACAACCGTCCTAAGGGGTAGCGGTTGTAAATACCTCCTCCATTTATGAGAGGCGACCCGGGACGCTTTCCCCCTTCCCGGGAAAATTTTATTTCTCAACACTAACGGAGGTTATAAACAATGCATACTATAACAACACTAGAAAACAAGAACGTAATTATTACAGTTGCTTATGATAATAATTGGCAAGAGTATGTAATAAATACTACTAGTAAAAAAGGCATTACATCTATTGAAGGCTCTGCACATGAGACAGAGAAACAACCGGCAATAGATACCGCCAACGCTATTTTAAAACAGTTTGCATAACCACACCCAGCCGGGGGGTTTATACCCGGCAAAATTTTAACCTAGAGATCTTTTTATAAAACCCTATCACCGAGGGTAAACGGTGCAAAATTTTTCTCAACAAAAACTAATGGAGGTTACAAAATGGTAACAATAAATAAGACTCTAAAATCATTTGATTTTGATAAATCAGATATAAAAGAAGTTCGCTTAAATATGATAAAAAAAACTGATTTTGAAATAAATGATTATCGGTTCATACATGCTGATGATATAGATGATATTTTATCAGATGAGTTACAAAGTGATTTATATATCTTAGGCTCTTTTAATGCGTGGTTTATTGCTGACATTCTCGATTTAGATATTAAAGTTATCGAAATGATGCAAGAATGCAACGGATACGAAGCTCTAGGTAAAATGCTAGTAAGACACATTGATACAGTAGTAGAGCAGTACATTAAGCACGATGGCTACGGTCACCACTTCGGACATTATGACGGCAACGAACACGAGTTCGGTGACTGGTATTTCTTTAGAGTTAACTAACAACCGACCCAACCCGGGGGCGAATAATACCGGGTAAAGATTTTTCTAATAAACGGAGGTTATAAAATGAACATTGAGGAATATTATAGAAAAGGTCACCAAGTTAAGGTAAAAATTGACGGCCAATTTAATGTATTGACTTTAAAGTTTTTACCCGGTGACGCTCTAAATAATTCTTATGGTTATAATACTATAAATAATACGAGTTGTCACTCATTCAGCAAACCGCTTGAGTTTATAGCAAAGGGTAAATATCCAACTGTATTTAGAACCGGTGGACATGTCTACGAAATACTAGATAGAAGAAAATAACACCCTACCCGGGAGGGTAAACCCGGGAAGATTTTTCTTAACTAATGGAGGTAATACAGTGCAACATAATACAAACATATACGAAATATACAGAAACCTAGAACCTGAGAAGGGACACAAAAAGACCCTTGAATTTCTGCTTGATGTGGTGACTATGGGATTTAGTGCCACATGGGACAAAGACCAACGCAAAGAGCAAATTGAAATACTAGATAGGAAAATTAGAAGATGGTTTGATATGGACGGTTCTAATATGTTTATAAACCCTAAAAAATAACAGAAGGACACGCTAAACCCTAGCCGGGGAGGGTTAGACCCCGGCAAAGAATTTTCTTAATAATAATGGAGGTTAACACAATGAAAACACAAATAATAGACATGAAGCCTAGCGATGTAATGAAAAAAATCGTTAAAAATGCATTAAATATTAATGCTATGGATTTACACCTGAATCAACATTCAAAAGTAATTCTAAAGCGTGTATTTGGTGCATTGCGTCCGTGGTGGAATAGTGCATACGATACCGACTTAGAAGGTAATGATTTTAATGTCCCTGAAGTTCAATATGATTCGAATTATTATTCTTTAGAGCAATTCAGCGACAAAGATAATCAGTTGCTTAGTGATTTTTGCGAGGTAATTGCAGATGCTCTTGGATATGTAAACATGGACGAACACCAAGAACAAATCGAAGACGAATGGCACAAAAGCGAAGAAAGTGATTTTTTATAAATTAACCAAGACCCCGGATTTATTCCGGGGCAAGATTTTTCTTAACAAATGGAGGTTAACCAATGCCAATCAATGATAAAATAAGTACTATTATTTTACATTCTTGGACTAATGCGAAGCGGTTCGCTTTGTTGCTTAAATCTATTGATGAAACAATAGACCAAGTAGACAACAACCCTTGTAAGTATGATTCTGAAGACCCATGGGTTTTAGATTTACAGAATTATAGGGATAGGGTCGCAATGGTTTACGAGAGAGTAAAAGCAAGGAGTGTTTTACAATGAGTATACTAAAAAAACATCCGGAAACAGATATATATCAGCATGAGTGGGAAGCTTATTTAGACGCTCAAAACTCAGGCGAGTATAATATGTTGACTGATGCAAATGAAGTAATGGAATACTATGGAATCAAAAAGGATACCTATTTCACTATTATTAGAAACTGGGATTCTTTATTTAAATACTTTGGAGGTTAATACTAGATAGGGCGGTCAGGATTATCTAACCGCCCAAAGATTTTTTTAAAATAAAATGGAGGTTATAAAATGATAAAAGCACTAGAAGAGATGCAACCGTATGAATACCAACCGGTTATGTTATGGGAAGATGGAAAAGTAGAACATTCTGCAAGGGTTTGTTCTGTTTGTGATGATGGAATGTTAAGGGGTTATGTTTTATTTGATGGGCAAGAATATGCGTGTACAGATGAATGTTTATATAAGCTGAAAGACCATAAAGGTAATTTATGGACATTAGAGTCGTTTAGCGATTATTACGAAAATTATGAAGATGAAAACAGTGATTGCTATTGGACTGATTGGTATGAATGCGATGAATACGAGTGCCATATTTGCGAAGCAATAATAGGTGAAGAAGAATAACCAACCTAGCCAGAAGGTTAAATCTGGCAAGATTTTTCTCAATAAAACAAAAGGAGGTTTATAGTGACAAACTATAATACAATACTAGATAGGGCAAAAGCTCTATTAGAAGCAATAGAAAATAATACAACTACCATGTGGGAAGGTTCTTTAGAAGAAAGCCATTTAGTCGTGAAGTTTTCTGACGGAAAAGTTAATAATACTCATGAAAATGCAGTTACACTTGACATTGAACAATATGACGGTATCTATAAATCAATTAAGGCTTTAAAAGAATCTATAAAAGAGACTGAAAAAGCTATCTATGAAGAAGATGCTAGAAATCACCCGGTTTGGAGAGAAACACAAATCAATCCATACCGCAATAGAAGCAATTCACCATTTGAGTTTATAGATGGTGACTACGATTTGGATGCTGGACACGAAAATTGGAAGGTCTGGTGGGAGTCTGAAGAGATTTTTCTTTATGTCAGAATTGGCTGGACACACGATGATGGTAGAGATTGGAGTGATGTAGAAGTTCATAATTGGAAGTCAGAAGAAGACACAATCGAATGGCTAAGAGATAGAGAAGTAGATAAAGAAGATGAGTTAAGTGATGAGTTTATTCTTGATGAGGCTCATGGTCTGCAAGAAATAGTATGCTTTAATGATGGTTATCTGATTAATGAAGAAAAGGTAAAAGTGGTCTAGGGATCATTTTGTAAAAAGGTAGTATGGTACTAGATAGGGTTCGATTCCCTTCCTACCTTCTGTCGCATGGTGCGACTAATCTCAACAATAAAATGGAGGTAAACAAATGTTTACGATTAATGTAAAAAACGAAATGACCGATAAAACTCTTTGTAATATCTTGCAAGGAGCTTTTGATGGTGGTATTAATTATTGGTGTAAAGAAGTTGGATTATGGGGTGATAAATACGACCCAGAACTTGATGATATTGTTTTTGATAAATACAACGAATTACCAGATTATGCATTTGATAATATAATAAAAGAGAAGATGTTGTCATTAGTATTTAACTACGACAATGATGAAGATGCTGACTATGATAAATACTCTATAGGCTTTACAATGTTAGAGCCAGAAGATTCTTGCCACATAAAATATCTACAGTACGATGGTTTAATTGAAGGTTTGGAAAAATGGATGCAACAAAATAAAAGGTTTTCTGTTGGACACGATGGTGACCATTTAGATGCCGGTGATTGTGATGAAATAGTCCAGATAGCTCTATTTGGAATGGTGATATACGGATGAGGAATGATTCAGAAGACCTAATAATAGTCCTAGATAAAATGACTGATTCTTTAGACAAGTTTATTGAAGATATTGGTGACGAACCCTACAAACTTCAAGTTGTTTTTGATGGAATGTTAGCACCTATTTTCAGGTATTTATTGTTTTACAAGGGTGACTTTTTTGATGATAATTATGATGTAATAGATTTCGTCAATAACAACCTAACTAAAACAATACGATTTATGGAAAATGAAGATGAAATTGTTTAGAGAAAAGAGTAAAGAAAGGGAAAAATGAGCGAATACAGACAGAGACAGAAGTACATTGAAGAAGAAGTTGATAATGTAGTTTCAATCAGGGCAAACATTACAGAGCAAGATTACTTGCAACTGAAATCCAATGCCATGTTAAAAGGACTAACACTACAACAATACTTTGGACAAGTGCTTCGCAAGGTCGTCACATCATGAGGAGGTAATTGAAAGACCCCAGATTTTACTCTGGGGTCTTTTTTTTTACCTAGACATTGGCAGTGCGTTTACATGCATGGCATAACTAGGTGTTTATTGCAGTATCTTTATCAGTCTCTCATCTCGTAAATAAACCTAATACTGAGATATTTTCCACTTACCATGCACCTCGTTTATGTGTTCCCGAGATGCGTTTTATTGTTAAGTATTGTTGATAGACTATCTGTTGCCAAACACTACTGCAATGCTTTCCACCTCTCTCTAAGTAATGATAATAGCATTTCAAATCGTGCCGGACTTAAATGAATAAGTAAGCCGGGATATTTAAAAATTTGATGCTTCACAAATATTAATTCCTTGATCCCTAGATATTCTTCTGCCTGAACATATTTCTTAACACATTCTTGCCATTGTGGGTCATCATCATAACATTCCTTATCTGATAAATTTTGTAACCATTCTGGTCTATTATTCTTCTTCATCATCTAAATCATTTCTATCATCATCAATAAAAACTTCAACAGATATATCACATCGCATACAAGTATATAAAGTTGCAATGCCTTCTTTATCTAAAATACCTACATCTTGGTATTCATAATCATTTTCCCATTTAAGCATGTCATTGCACCTACCGCAATTCCACATTATACTATTTCCCCATGCATAGGTAAGTTCTCATTACAATCATCACATACAAGATTTTCAGAGACATTATTCTCTGGTTCAGAAGGTATGTAAGTATAATTAAGATGTTGACATTTATCCTGAATCTGAATCAGTTTAATCGCACAATAAACCAGACCGTCCATTACTTCCTCTAATGTTTCTTCTACCATATCTCTGGGGTCGTCTAATTGTATCTCATCACCATATTTCTTAGCTCCTACAAGCATTCGTTCAGCTATCATATCAACAATTCTATCATTTATAGGTAGCTTCTCCCCTACCCTTTGCACTTTGGACATGTCCTTAATTCCTTTCCAAGTCTAACATAAGACCGGTAATACAAATATAATCTTCTACCATACCTATATGTTTCTTCCCAGCCAACATCACATTTACCACAACGCATTACGCTTTTATCAGCGTTATCAGTTGTAGTATCTGTTATAAGATTCTTTTGTGGTACTTCTCTTTCTTTACTTATCTCTATTGCATCTATTACCCATTGAATAGACTTTTCCTTATCATATATAGCCAACAAGACCGCATCCTATCTACCTCCGGTTAGTCACAAACACCTTCCTCACAATTAGAAGGGGCAATGCCTTCGTACTCAATAATCTCACCATTTTCCATGCCCTCATTAATCATCTTTTTCATAATATGAGCATTCTGGACATCCTCATTAGAAGCTGAAGATTCTTTACCCTTCATAATTAAAATACCTAATGCTTTTAATATCAGGTCTATACCTTTGTCATCTGTTATTATGTTAATTTTCATTATCATCCTTTAATCTGGTTATTTTATATATTTCACCTCTGTCCTCTTTAAACAGTACCCAATCACAACTCCCAAGAGCTAACCATTTAGGTACAGTCTTACGAACCTTACATTGAATTTTTATATCATCTGCTAAGATGTCTACATCTTCATCGAACCCTAGTGCCTTACCATTAGAACCCCATGCTCTTTTAGCATCATATCCCATTTCAGTAAGTTTATCAACACACTCTCTTTCAAAACGATTACCTTTTGCTTTAGATTTACTCGACAATGTGTCCTCCTGAAAATTCCGGGTATCTTTCATACTGCCAGAACCAATTACGGTTACCCTGATTGTTTTTAGCGGTAGTAAGTGCAAGAGTGATGCTATGTGTATTTTTATATGGTACGAAAGCAACTGCATCTTTTGGTGCAAAGTAAACTGCAACAACATCTACCCTATTTGATTTAATATATTTACCCATTTTGACCTCAATACTTGTAGCTGAGTTCATTTTAGTAATGGTTTTGATCTGTACTCTATCAAATTTGTGCTGATTTGTTTCGACAACTAAATCAACATGGTTCTCATCTGATATAGGTTTGTAAATCTTAGAAGCGTAGCCTTGTCTAATTAATGTACGATACACGCTTAACTCCCCATATACTCCAACAGTATTTGTAGAATAGGTTTTATTTGTACCATGTTGACGCTCCCAATTATCTAAGGCAATGTCTACTTCGGTGTCTGAAAAGACTCTACTAGACTGTCTATTAGTTTTTTGCTTTCCCATACTTGTTCTTCTGTCTGTTCCTCTGGTTCTGGTAATTGACCTCGTACTGACCGTTCATGGTCGTACATTCTTTTATTAAATAAATCTCCCTCGCCACATTTAGGGCAAGTGTTCAAAGCCTCACCCTTTTTAAATTCTGTTGATTGATGACATTCAATACAATACTTGGTAATAGTTTCAGCTTTCGCTACCACTGTTTCCTTCTGGTACATCTCATTGTGTATGGCAAATATGCCCTCTGTCCAGAAATTCTTTGGGTGTTTGTAGATGTATTTTTTTTCCACGCTACCCTTCCCTACCTTGTCTAAATAAAAATCAATAGTCTTTGCTACTCTACTTTGCCCACCAATTCCTATTACCGCTTTCTCAACTAGATGTGAATAAACACCAAGTTGTACATGATGGTTAAAAAAGATTACATCGAGTTTTTTCATAAGATTAACAATCTCTTTTTTATTTATTGTTTCTTTCTTAATAGTATTCTTATTGTCTTCTTTTAGTGTAGTCTGCCCTGATTCTGCCCTGAAAGTGCCTTCCGTTGTGCCTTCCGTTGTGACCTCCGTTGTGACCGCCATAGGCTCATTTACTGACGACAAATGACTGCCCTCCGTTGTGACCTCCGGCATGACCTCCATTGTGCCTTCCGTAGCATACACCGTAGGGACTCCCATGTTTGAGTAGTTTTTAGGGTCTTGATACTCATTATATTTATTAATAGTAATGACCAGACCCCTGAAACTTTTCTTTGTTTCTATAACATTTCTATCTTTTAAGAAGTCGATTGCAGAGCGGATTTGTTTAGTACTATATTTGGTTTTGCGGAATCCTTCGTACCAATGTAACCCCTCTGCAATGTGGTCGAATGTGCCGAACCACTGACCTCTTTTAAATTTCTTACTATCGGCAAAGTTTGCCTGATGTATTAAATGGTCAAAGACCTCTCGTGTAACCGGGGATGCGTGAGCTATTTCACTTTCCATAATTTTCCTAGCTTTGATATAGTAACCACCTCGTATCTTATTCGTCTTCCCCAATGATACCCTCCATTATCATAAAATTATCTATAGGGATGTAAACGCAAGGCTCTCTGTCCTGATCATCCCTCATTTGATTCATGCCTCCCCACCTGACTGCCGGTTTACCCATTGTATTATTACCCATAGAGTGCTTTTTTCTTACTTCTAGGTAACTAATGCAATCATTGTGCCTTATATATAAAAAACTTGGTATTGATGTAGACTCGTATAGGTCTATCATTTTCTTTACTTTATATTGAGCTATCATAAACTCTGGATATTTATTACGATTATGTTTTCTCCATCTAAGCTCTATCCAGCCTACCGGCTTACCATTCGCTTCAGCTATATAATCAACGCTATACTTAATCGGTAATTTGTATAAATCTAAATTGTGTTTATCCTTCATATAATTAACAAAATTAATTTCTCTAATTCTATCTAATGATGTTTCGTATGTTTTTCTCATATTATAAAGGGGTGCTAGGACAAGAAGGATTGCAACACATGACGCAAAAGAAACCTAACACCCCATGACACACACTATATTAAAACGGCAAATCCATATCTTTTAAGACTTGCTCTAGCTGAGTAATGGCCTTTTGTACACCAGACCTTACTTCATCAACGCTAGTACCGTTATTTGTAACGCTACTGACATTATTTGTAGATGCGTGATTATTTATAGGTTCATTTACCGCTACCGGAGGACGCATTGTATTGTTCTCTGGGGCAGACCCATTTTGATACCCATCTAAATCCTTACCATCAATATGGAAAATTCCATATTTACTTTTCTCACTAGATTTCTTTTCAATAGTGACAGAACTTCCGCTCTGTAGGTTAAGATGTTGGATAAGATCATGTAAACCTTGTGAGGCGGTAAATGTTACCTTATCACCTACAAAGTATTGTGGCTTACCAAAGTTATCTTCTCTAACAAGATTACCGTCACCCCACGCTTGTAGCGTAACATTAACTGGTACATCCATATTAAATTTCAACTGTGTCCATTCTGACATCTGCTATTTCCTTTCTTATGTTGAATTGTACTCTAGGACTCCATTTTGCTTTTTGCTTATATCCACCATCTTTATTCATATACTTATTTTGATATATCTTAAGTATATCTTCCCACATTGTAGTATCAACTGCTTCCATCTTCAGCGTGAATGTTGGTTTCAATTTGAAAGAGTCCTTAAGATAAAGCACCGCAACATGACCGACCTTGTAATCTGGATTTAATTCATTCCAGAGCATTGCGTATGCATTACCTTGAATTATGTGACTATCAGATTGTGAACCGGTCTTTATATCTAAGATTGTCCTTTGAGCTAAAGAACCAATTTCACAAATCTCATCAGCCGTACCGGCAAAGCCTAGACCTTGAGAATACATCTGATACTCACACGCTAATAATAGTGGCTTGTGTTCCTCGTAATATGCCATATATGACTCAAGGTACATACAGACACTTCTGAGTAACGCACTCTTACCACCATTCATGGCAATATCAATGACATTACAGTACCTAAATACTATTTCTTTGATCTCGCCAAAACTTAATGTTTCACCATTTTTTAATTTTTCTATACAATAATGAACTGCCGTCCCTTTGTTTGCTTTAAAGTTTCTATACCAATCTGAAAAATGACCGTAATTCTTTAACCACATATCAAACGCATATCCCTTATTTATAACATTACTTAATACTGTAGTAACAGAAGGAACTTTTACCGGAGTAGTTCCATATAGATGATAGTATCTACCCAATGTAGTATTAGACCTAGCTATACTCTGTTGTTCAAAAGGTGATATTGAGTCTTCTATTATTTTCATGCTTATCCTTTGTAATTAAATCGGTTGCCCACATATCGATAAGTGGAGGTATTACTTATCCTGATCGCTCTGAGATGTGATATGCGGAAGGCTTGAATCGGAGCTATAATAGCAGACAACCGATTAATAATTTGTGGTAAAAATCTTTTAAATTTTTGTGGTTTTTTGTGATATATATTTGTCAAGTGATTCCTTTGGTATGCGGTAGGAACGATAGCCTTGTTTTAAAAAGCCTATCTCTTTTTTGTGGATCATATCAAGAACACTCTGCCTATCTATCTTCAGTATTTCAGCTACCTCCGCAGTAGTGAAATAAATGTATTGCTCTGTATTCATATTTATTGTTACTTTGTGTTTAACATTGATTATATATTAATAGTATAAATTAGTGTTAAATAGTGGTATGTGCAAATAAATAATTAGTTATGTATAAGTATGGAGGTATTTATATGACTATAGAGTTAGGTAAAATGATTAAGGTATTTAGAGAATCTAAAAATCTTAGTAGAAAAGAATTTTGTAAAATAGTTGACATTAGTACAAGTGGGTTAGCTTATTATGAAAATGGAGGCAGAGTGCCAAGCGGTAAAATACTCCATAAAATAAGAAAGGGTTTCGGATTACCCGAATCTTATTTTACAAGTGAAATAAAAAAAGAAAAAGAAGGAGAGCTAACAGTGAATCAACAAAGTATGTTAATAGAGTTACAAGCAGAAAAAATAAGATCGCTTGAAGAGCAAATTAAAAATTTAAAACCAAGCATTCATGCAAAACCAGCCTATCATTTTAAAATGGTAAGTAGATATGTAGCAGAAACTGATGAATGGTTGGATACTGATATATTTGGTGATTTTAGTATGACTGGATATACATACGAAGAAATAGTGCCTATTATGAATGAGGAAAATGATAAAAATTCTTGGATCGACCGCTATCATCCTGATTCAAAAAAACGATTACACAGAGAAACTCTTAAAAATATTAGAACAGACTATCATTATTTAAAGTGGGATCATATGATGTGGAGAGCTAAAAATGGTAAATATGAATGTTACAACATTGATTTATTATATATAAGAGCAGAAGAAAAAGTAACAAGTATGTTTTACTGGGTAAATGGGGATAATGATTGATGTCAAGTTTATATAAAGATAAGAATACATGGCACTATAGCAAAGGTAGTGGTAAGTCAAGAATTAGAAAGTCTTTACAGACAAGTAGTAAGAAAGAAGCAAAAAGAAGACAGAAAATTCTTGATGAGCATTATTGGAATGCTAAAGGTATAGTTACAGTTAAACTCAGTCAATTAATAAAAGAGTATAAAGAGACTGTTAAACTTCTTAAAGATTCAAGGGCAAATAAAAGGCATGTTGATAATTTCTTTGAATGGTTAAAGTATGATCCAAACGTAGATGAATTAAAACCGTCTGTATTTGATGATTATAAAAATTATCTACTTATGGATTTAGAAAATACCTCAAAAACTGCTCGTAATAAATTAATGGTATTAAGTGCTATGATGAATTATGCCTTACATACTAAAGAGTATACTGAGAGAAATCCATTAAAAGGTATAAGGATGCCGTCTAAAAATGCTACAAAGCCTAGAAGACCTATACCGGTTGATGATATTAAAAAAGCTATTGCTATTACTAACAATGAGAAAGATAAAATATTCTGGAGTTTATTATTATATACCGGACTAAGAGTTTACGATGCTGGATGCCTTACTGAGAATCAAATTAAGCAAGGTGTAATACAACAAAAGAGCGGTATACCTAAACCAATACCTCTTCCACAAAAGATATTAGCTTACGGTGATAAGATATATAATATATATCCAAACTCAAATCATATTGCTCGTAGTAGAAAAAGGTATCAAGAGATCATGGCTACATTTGGATATGAGACCGACTTTCATGCGATAAGGCATAGCGTCACTACCAAATTAGCTAAAGAAGGTATAAGTGAAAGTGATATAAAGAATATTACCGGGCATGATTCTAAAGCAGTAAAGACCTACATTCATATGGATACCGATGATTACAGTAGAATCATTGATAAAATATAGCTGACACATTTATCAGCTGACATATAGCTGACAGATTATAGCTATAAATGCCGTAGAATGAACTACAATGACAGTCTCGTTTTCGAGGTAAAACAAGCAAAAGCCTAGTGGAGAGAGAGGGATTCGAACCCTTATTAGATTGTCTATAAATTAGTATAAGCTGACAGATAACTGACAGTTTTTAACTATTTAAATAAAAAAACCCTCGATGAATGGAGGTTACCAAAACCGAGGGTTTTTTCTAGCAGTATTATTACCGCTTTTCTCAACCCCTTAATATAATAATTATTACGGCATATAACCTATTTTATTTTTTCTATATGAACTAAATCCATAAAAGTTTGATCTGTAATTTTCCCATCATTATCCCAATCAGCACCAGATCTGATTTTTATATCCATCATATGAGCAATACCCCTAAGCATTCCAGCCATATAATAATGTCTTTTAATACCCATATCAGATGTCATATCAACTGGATATGGCGTTAGGTCGAGTGCATGGCCGATGAGATGTTTTGATTTAAGTGTTTTAGTAGCACCAGTGCGTAAGTAATCTTTTTGTTTTTCTAAACTTCTTACACCTTCAATTATAGCAATGTCCATTAAGTTTAGACACTCTTCTGCTACCTTAACTAAATCTGGATGCACACCTTCTAATCTTTTACGACTGCGTTTACCAAACTTATACTTAGCCATTATTTAGGTTTAGATTTAGATTTTTTCTTTGAGGAGTAGTTTTCTACAAAACTTTTTATATCAGCAACCATCGCATCATCTTTTTTACTTGTAGTTATTCTAGCAATAAACTCCAGAACTTTTACAATGTATCCAGCGACACCATGTCTGCGTACTTGTCTTCTGACATATCCTGATACCCAACTCATGCTTCTTTTCCCTTTCCAACTATTTTGCTAACACCTTGCCATAAAACATCTATTATAATATCATCTTTATCAGAAGGAGACATTTTTACAATCTTCTCTAAAATCATAAATATTAATAAGACCCATTGCCAATTATTAGACATATAGTTGATTAACTCATTTTCCATTATTACACCTTTATTTCAGTTACTACAAATCAAGACTCCCAACAGACCATCCGCTATCACAACTACCAAAAAATACTAACCCACCAAGAATTAAAAATAAAAATACTATTATCTTTAAATAATCTGTCCAGTCTTCATTCATCGATTATTTCCATTTAGACGACTAATCACTCCTTTGATCTCTGATAATTGATTATCCATATCATTGGTTTCTTTTACCAAGTTATCAAAGCGTATAGCCAACCTATCATCTGATTTATCCATTCTTGATAAAAGTTTTAGTAGTATTGACTCTAAATTATCTATTGTTTCTTCTGCTTTAGCTTGAGAAGTAGCTAACTCATTTAAAGTTTGATTCTGAGTATTCTGGCTTTTTATAATATTGGCTATCATAAAACCAAATAATAATGCCATAACCCCAGTTACACCTAATGTAGACCAACTTTCAATTAAAACAGATGTGTCCAATTATGCCTCTACTGCTTTTTTAACTTCAGCCATTTCAGCAACAAGTTCAGCTTTTCTATCAGCTAGTCTTTTAGACTCAGCATCAATCATTGCTACTTCGTTTTCAAGTTGCCTATATGAAATTTCAGATTTTACTTTAGCTGGTTGATGCTCTTTTTCAACTGGAGCATCTTTCCAAGCATCTGCTGGTGCAGAACCTTCTGAAGATTCAACGGCTTTCTTTGTATACTTATCTGCCATTTTTAGTTTTCCTTATTTAGTTTAGTTTCTAACATATTGACTTTCTCTGTCAATTCTTTAACGGCATTTACTAATGCCCAAATCATTGGTTCTTGATTAGCAGTTAACCATTCACCATCATCTTTAATCATTTCAGGTATTGCTTCTATAGCCTCTTGTGCTATAATACCTTGACGTTTTTTCTTGTGGTCATACTTGTATGGATTATCTTCTTTAAAATTGTATTCTACAATTCTTAGTTTGTTTATTGCATCTAAGCCAGTAGACCATTCTTCAATATTTTCTTTTAGTCTACCATCTGATGTTGTACTCCAAGAAGAACCATTATCACCCATATACACATCAGTAACTGCTGAGTTACCTATAATTGCAGTATTATCTCCTATTCCAGTTGCTTCTGCACCAAGAACAATTTGATTGATTGCACCATTAGCTGATACATCAGACTGGTCACCAACAATAGTATTTCTTCTGCCTAAAACAATAGTGTCTCCAGTATCTCTACCTATCAATACATTACTATCAGCTTGAGTCATATTTATTCCAGCTTGATAACCAAGTAAAGTATTATCATATCCAGTGGTTATGGCTTTACCAACTTGATAACCGACTCCAGTATTTTTTGCCCCAGTTGTCATTTCAGTAAAAGCATTATGCCCTACACCTACTTGACCAGTTTCTCCTTCTAGTTTAATTAAAGCATTACTACCAATAGCTATGTTTCCACTAGCATCAAAATTAGCTGAACCTTGCAATGCTCTTGTGCCAATAGCAACATTGTTTGCACCTTGTTGTTGATAAAAACTAGTATACAATCCAATATTTATATTGTCACCACCAGTTGTTACACCAAAAGCTGATGCATGTCCTATTGCTACATTGTTAGAAGCCGTTGTTATTTTTTGAGCTGATTGTGAGCCTACTGCCGTATTATGTCCTCCTGATGTAGTATTATATAATGAATACATTCCTAATCCAGTATTTCCAGCACCAGTAACATTTTTACCTGATTGATAACCTACAAGAGTATTATCATTAACAGTAGTGATGGCTTTTCCAGCCTCATACCCAATAGCTAAATTATTATTACCCGTTGTTAATGCTTTAAGAGCTTCTTTACCTATACCTATACTATTGGCTCGTGAAGTATTCTGTAATGCATGATATCCTAATGCAATATTATGATCTGCACTATCATCATTAACTAAATTCATAGCTTGATGACCAATGGCAATATTATATGATTCTGAACCATTAGCAGATGACATTGCACTTTGACCTATTGCTACATTCTGACTACCAGTTGTTAAGGCTAATAAAGCACTTTTCCCCATTGCCATATTCTCTTGACCACTCGTGAGAGCAGATAAAGCACTATGTCCAAGAGCAACATTTCTTACTCCACTTGTTAGTGCCAGTAAAGCATTTCTACCCATTCCAACATTATCATTGCCAGTCATTGCACCACCACTTGCAACTGCACTTCCTACAAAAGTATTTGAATGTCCAGTAGAACCTGAGTTACTTGCTACCGCATGACCAACATAAGTATTATTACCAACTGTTGTAATTCCTGCACCGCTATTCAAACCTATCAAAATATTTTCACTTGAAGAGGTTAGTCTAATACCAGCACCATACCCCAATGCAACATTTGAAGTCCCAGTTGAGATAACTTTTAATGTATCTACACCAACGGCAGTATTACTTGAATGTGAGCTACCACTAGCCCCAAGCATAGAATTAAGTCCAATAGCTACATTTAAACCGCCAGTTGCATTATTGTATAATGCGTATGCACCTAAAGCAGTATTACCAGTTCCAGTTGTGTTAAAATGTCCACTACTGTCTCCAAGAGATGCGTTATACTGACCAGTGGTGAGTCTATTTAAACTATTATAACCTACAGCAACATTATTTGAATGTGAGTTACCACTAACACCAGTCATAGCACCTTCACCAACTGCAACATTACTAGAACCACTTTGATTATGATAAAGAGCATTTCTACCTAATCCAGTATTTCTAGCACCATCCGTATTAGAATACACTGCAC